GTTATGACGAAAGTGCAGATAAATTTACTGTAGGTACAGGATCGTTTACAGGTGCAACTACAGGCAATCTTACAATTAGTACAGGTACACTTGTAGCTAACGTAGAAGGTAATATAACAGGTAATGTAACAGGTAACGTGTCAGGATCATCTGGTTCTACAACAGGTAATGCTGCTACTGCTACTGCTCTTGCAAATGCTAGGAATATAGGTGGTGTAGCATTTGATGGTACTGCTGCTATAAACTTACCAGGTGTTAATACATCAGGGAATCAAGATACCTCTGGAAATGCAGCTACAGCCACGATTCTTGCAACATCTAGAAATATTGGTGGTGTTGCCTTTAATGGTTCAGCTAGTATTAACTTACCTGGTGTTAACACTGCAGGTAATCAGGACACTTCTGGAAATGCTGCCACTGCAACAACAGCAGGTACAGTCACAACTGCTGCACAACCTAACATCACAAGCCTTGGCACACTGACAACTCTTACTGTCGATGACATTACAATCAATGGCTCAACTATATCTGATGCAGGTGATTTTACTTTAGATGTTGAAGGCAAAATTAGTCTTGACGCAAACGATGGTGGTTATGTTCGTCTAAAAGACGATGGCACTCAGTATGGTCTTTTCTATAAATCTGGTGATGATTTTATGATTTATTCATCTGTTTCAGATGGTGACATGAAATTCACAGGAAACGATGGTGGTAATTTTTTTACTGCCCTTACTCTTGATATGTCAGCAGCAGGGGCGGCTACGTTTAACACTTCTGTAACAACACCCTATCTTTATGTTGGCACAGGGAGCAATGATGGAACATTTTATTCTGATCAAGCAGGTAGAACAGCTTTTGCTAATGGTCAGTTTTATATACAGAGTTCTGTATCGGCTTTTTACAATTATGCTTCTGCAACCTATCATGGGGATTCATCTGGTGATGCTCAATATTTTCGAGGAAATACACTCACAGGAGATAGTTGGAGTTTAACAGGTGCAGGGGCAGCATCTTTTGCGAGTGTAAACATAAACGGCAACTTAAACGCAGTTGATAATATTTATCTTGCAGATAAAATTTACCATGAGGGTGATACTGACACTTACTTACAATTTGGAACAAATGCTGCTTACCTTTACACAGGCGGCTCATACGTTGAATTTACATCAAGTGGAATTAACATTACAGATGGTTCTCTAGCTGAAGATTATGATGCTTTATCAGGAACAACTCCAACATGTGATGTAGACACTGCAGGTGCATTTAGCCTTACAATGTCAGGCAACACAACTTTTACATTTAGTGGTGCAGCTAGTGGTTACATTCAAGCTTTTGTCCTACAACTAACAGGCAACGGCTCAACAGTTACATGGCCTGGATCAGTAAAATGGGCAGGGGGTACTGCGCCAGATGCCCCTGCTAGTGGAGAGACTGATATTTTAGTTTTTCACACACGTGATGGTGGTACAAACTGGTATGGTGTACTTGCAAGTGATGCAGCTTCATAGGGAATAGCTAATGTCTTTTGGACAAAATACTTTTGGTGTAGTAGCTTTTGGTGAAAGCTCACAACAAGAAGATGCGACATTTGCAATCACAGGTGTAGCAGGTACAGGTGCTGTAACTGCAGCAGAGGGTAAGGCAGGTGCTAGTGTAGCTCTTACAGGTGTATCTGCTACAGGTACAATAGGAACACCTACTGAAGAAGGTAGAGTAACACACGGTGTTACAGGTGTATCGGGTACAAGTGCATTAGGTAGTATTGCAATTACTGGTGGTGCAGGTACTGTTATATCAGTTACAGGTGTAGCAGGTACAGGTGCAGTCAACGGCATTACATTTGGTGGTGATGCAAACGTAGCATTAACAGGTGTATCAGCTACTTGTATTACAGATGACCCTTCTGTTAACGGAGATGAAATTACTCCTTCAGCAGATGCTAACTTTAGTATTACTGGTGTAGCAGGTACAAGTGCAATAACTGCAGCAGTAGGCAAAGCAGGTTCAATTAATGTACCTACTGGGCAAGAAGCTACAGGTTCTATTGGTTCTGTAACTACTGCATCTAAATCTGTACATACACCTACAAGTGTAGCAGGTACAGGTGCACTAGGAACTATTACCCCAGTTTGTCAAGCTGTAGTTGTACCGACAGGAGTTCAAGGAACATTTACTATAGGTGATGAAACAATCAATGCTGTACAGTTTGACTATGAGTCAATAAAAGAAAACTACAGTAGAGCACGTACAGTTTATTTGTCTTCACATTCTTCAAATTCAAATACATCGTATGTACGTGCAGCATAATAGGAATATATAATGTCATTAAAATGGCCTAACAAAGACCCCGATGAGCTACTAGACTACAGTATAGACTGGTCACGTTTTATTGGCTCTGCAACTTTAAGCACTGTAGCTTGGAGTGTAGATAATGCAGATGGAGTTAAGACTACACTTGTTGCAAGTGGTCCTATAGTTCACGGTATACAACTTTCATCTTCAACACTTACAAACACAGTAGCTACTGCACGAATAGGTTTGGGTACGGATAATGTAAGATATAAATTTTATTGTACTGTAACTACATCTGATGGCTTGACATTTGAACGTACAGTATTATTACGTGTGAGGGAAAAGTAATGGCATATAATTTTTTAAGTCTTGTCAATGAGGTTAATCGTAGGCTAAACGAAGTAGAGCTTACTAGTTCTAATTTTGCAACAGCAAATGGTTACTATAATACAGCTAAAGATGCAGTCAATAGTGCCATAAGGCATATTAATCACGAAGAGTTTGGTTGGCCTTGGAATCATGTAGAAGAAGAAGATACACTTACTGCAGGTGTTACACGGTATGGTTATCCTTACGATGCTAAGTCTATTAATATGGATAGCTTTAGAATGAAACGTAATAGTGACTTAAATATCTCAACTACCAAACTACAAAGCATGACATATCAAGAATATCTTGACAAGTATTCTGACTATGAGTATAATAGTGATACAGGTATACGTGCTAAACCAAGATACGTAAGTAGAGCACCTAGTCAAGAATTTATAATATTTCCTACACCTGATAAGGCATATGAGTTAGTTTATGAATACTATCGTAATCCTGTAGATTTAGAATTACAAGATGATGTACCTACTGTACCATCAGATTTTAAACATGTAGTCACTGATGGTGCTATGTTTTATGCATATCAGTTTAGAGGTGACAATCAATCTGCACAACTATCCCAACAAAAGTTTGAACAGGGTATAAAGTTTATGCGTAGTATATACATAAATACCTATGATTATATACGGTCTACCGTAAAGTATAGTAACCCTAGTACATTTGGTTTATTGAAAGTATAACAGTATGACTACAGCATGGTCTACATTTCCTATAGAGTTTACAGGTGGTTTGGTTACAAACATAAGTCCTTTGCAACAAGGTATTAATGCTGTAGGGTCTGCCTTTATATTGCAAAACTTTGAACCTTCACTTGACGGTGGTTATCGTAAAGTAGCAGGGTATAGCAAACTAGATGATGCTCAGTTAAGTGGTAGTGGTGTAACACAAGCATTAGCCGTTGTTGAAAATAAAGATCAAGAAAGATTTATTGCTGCACGTAATGGTGTATACTATTTAATTAATACAGCAGATGCTAATCCTGCTTGGGCATCAAAAGTAACAGCATCTAATACAAGTTTTACACGTGCACGACACGTAAGTTATAACTTTAACAATGCACTTAAAATAGTATTTGTTGACGGTAAAAATTACCCAGTTTATTATACAGATAGTAATCAATCAATGGCTTATATAACAAGTAGTGGTATTGGTAACTCTGCAGTAGATGGTGCAAGTACGGTAGAGTTATTTAAGAGCACACTGTTTTTTGGTAATGGTACGGAGTTAGTATTTACTTCTCCCTATTCAGATACAGACTTTGACCCTGCAAACTTAGCAGGTAGTATCGGCCTTAACTCTGAAATAACAGGTCTTAAAGTTTATCGTGATTCACTAATTATATTTTGTCGTGATAAAATTATGAGACTAACAGGCACAAGCCGTGCTGATTTTGATATAGCTGCAATTACAGAAGACCTTGGCTGTTTAAGTGCGGATAGTATACAAGAAGTAGGTTCTGACATTATGTTTCTTGGTCCTGATGGACTCCGTACATTAAGTTCTACAGAACGTATTGGTGACTTTGGAATTGATGTTGCATCTAAAAATATACGTCCTAATGTAGTTGAATTACAATCCTATGCTTCTACTTTTTCTAGTACAGTAATTAGGGGTAAAGCACAGTATCGTATGTTTGGTTATGTTGATGGGGAAAAAGTTGGCATATCTAAAGGTGTACTAGGTACTAAGTTTGTTGATCAAGGTGGTACAGGTTTTCAGTGGGCCGAAACAAAAGGATATAAAGTATATATTGCTGACTCACAATACATTGGAAATCAAGAATTTGTAATATTTTCTAATAATGATGGTTATGTATATCGTATGGAAAGTGGCACATCACGTGATGGAGATAATGTTACAGCTATTTATGAATCTCCTTTTATGCCTATTACCGATCCACAAAAACGTAAAACATTTTATAAACTAGATTTGTACATTAAACCATTTGGTGCAATTAATATTAATTGTAACATTAGATACAATCAAAACGCAATTAGTAAAATACAACCTGCCACAATTCAAATTGAATCTACTGCAGGTGGTGGTGGTTTTTATGGAAATAATACTGCAATATTTGGAAGTACAACATATGGTGAACCTCGCACACAATCTTTCGATGAAAATATAGTAGGTTCAGGTAATACGGTAGCACTACGAATAGAAGACGATAGTTCTAATTCAGCATTTTTGTTAGATACAGCAATATTTGAATATGCTGAAAACAATAGGAAGTAAGGAAAACTTATGGGTACAGGTTATACAAGAGCAGATACAGGCAACAACATTGCTAATGGTAATGTTATTGATGCCGATGATTTAGATAATGAATTTAATGCTGTAGAATCTTCATTTAATGCATCTTCTGGGCATACACATGATGGCACAGCAGCCGAAGGTGCACCCATTGAAGTTATAGGTCCAAGTCAAGATATTGTAGCTACAGTTAGTGTGCTACGGCCTAAAACAAATAATGCAATTGATCTTGGAACTACAAGTTTAAAGTATAAAGATTTACATATGCAAGGTACTGCAGCAATAGCCACTAATGCTACAGTAGGTGGAACATTAGGTGTAACTGGTGCAACTACTTTAAGTAGCACATTAGCTGTTACAGGTAATCAGACCAACACAGGTAATCTTACTGTTAATGGTAATACTGTACTTGGTAATGCGGCATCTGATACGGTAACTGTAACTGCTGATGTAGCTTCAAATCTTATTCCTTCTGCTGATAACACTTACGATCTGGGTGCTAGTGGCAGTGAGTGGAAAGACCTCTATGTTGATGGCACTGCCAATATTGATACTGGTAGTATAGATACTGCAAATGTAGGAACTTTAGCTGTAGCAAACAATGCTACAGTTACAGGTAATCTTACTGTAAACGGAACTATTAATGCTTCAATTAGTGGTGTTGCAACTACAGCAAATGCATTAACAACTCCACGTACAATTACAATTGCAGGTATAACTGCAGGTGCAGCTAACTTTGATGGCTCTGCTAATATAACAATAACAACAAGTGGTCTTACTCTTGGTGGTACAGCAGTAACTGCTGATGGCGGTGAGTTAAATACACTTGATGGTATTACATCCTCTACTGCAGAACTAAACTTATTAACAGGTGTAACTACAAGTACTGCAGAATTAAACTTTGTAGATGGTGTAACTTCAAATATACAAACACAACTAGATGCTAAATTAAATACTGTAAATTTAAGTAATTATACAGGAGATGTTGACATTAATGGTGAACTTGTGGTAACATCATATAATGAAACATATGTAAGTGTTTCGTCATCAAGTGGTTCGACAACAATAAATTGTGAAGCAGGTAATGTATTTTCTAATACACTAAGTGAAAATACAACATTTGTGTTTACAAACCCTCCTGCAAATGGAACTGCATTTGGGTTTAGTTTAAAGGTTATACAAGATGGAAGTGCCAGTGGTTACACTGTAACATGGCCTTCATCAGTAAAATGGCCTTTAAGCCGTACACCAATACTAACTGCTACAGCAAATGCCATAGATCAATTTATTTTCTACTCACATGATGGTGGAACTAATTGGTACGGATTTAAAGCAGGATCAAATTTAGGGTAATAAAATATGGTAAATTGGAAAAAAACAATGATGGCCTCTGCAGGAGGTGGTAACGAATGGTATGTACAAGGAAGAGCATATGCTAATCCTCCTTTTGCTTACTTTGGAAATCAATATCATAATGTAATTGTAAATCAAAACACAGGAAATATTTATTTATTAAGATATAGAAATCAAGCAGGATCAACAGCCGAATACTATTGGGATGAGTGGTCAGCAGATGCAAACGATGTCAAGTCTGTTGGAAGTTCATATTCTCAAGGAAATAAACTTACAAATGGTTATCCTAAAATAGATCATGATACGTCAAATACTTACGACTATATAGAACCTTCTGGAGCAGGAGGAGCATCAAGTACTAGGTTTGTAGATGTTGGAAGTGGTGCTAGTCCGTATGGTAATTATAGATATTTTAATAGTGCATATATTTATAGTGGAACTTATTGGTCAAATGGCGCAAATATCAAAACTTATAACATAGGTAATAAAACATATCAGGCTAAAGGTGGTAGTCTTAATGGGGGTGCTGTAGGAAGTTTTCAACACACGTCTTCTAGTTACCCTTTTAATATGGATAGTGGTCATTATAACACTTATAATAGTTCTCCAGGTGGGGGTAGATTTATTGATATGTTTCCTATTAATCCTGCTAGTCAAAGCACAGATCACATAGTATGGCACTCCTCATCTTATCATACCTACGGTTACAGATTAAATAGTAATTTAAACACTACAGGAACAAACAATGCTTGGCAGTATCCATCAGGTTCACTAGTTGGTACTTGGGCTAGTGGAGCAATTGATAGAGATAATAACACAGTTTATATGGCAAAGTCATCTCAGATTTGGGAGTGGAATTACTCAACTAATGCTAGAAAACTATGGACTGTACAAGGTATGACTGGGAATCCCAGAAGTCAATCTAATTGGTTACATGTTCAGAATGGATACTTATATCACTATTTACCTACAAGTTCAGGAGGTTTATACCTGTTAAAAATGGATACTAGTGATATTAGTTCTAGTCCTCAAGCTTATTTAGTTAAGGATACTTCAGGATATGGAGCACCAGGAAATAATTATATAGCAAACCAAGAAGGTTTCTTAGTAGAAGGACCAAATACTTATTTAGGTGACACTGACTTACTTCTTTTAGGATTTTCTAATTATATGACTAGTGGTTCATCTCAACATAGTACAAATTTATCTCTTGTTAAGTGGGATAACATACCTCAAATTGCAACTCATGCAACTAATGTAAGTGTTGCAAGTGCTAGTTTAACATTAGCAGGCGGCAGTTCGTTTGGAACAACTACAAATTCTACAAGCATAGGGGGTAGTGGTTTATCAACTCAGTATCAAAATGCTCCATTTGACTCAACAGCTTACTGGGATGGCAGTGTTACCTTTCCTTCTCAGGGGGGTGATGAGGGCAATAGTGTAGGTCCAGTAAATTTATAAAATACTTGACTATTTATTTTTTGTTTGATACAATGACTTGTCAGCAAACAAAGGAGAATTGACACATGGAACATCTAGATAAAAAAGAAAAAGCACACCCAAACAGATTTGAAGTTTTACCACAATATTTTTATAGATTTTTGTGTGATAAATCTACCACAGAAAAGTCCTTAGATATATTAAAGAAAATGGACTATCATCCAAACATAAAAAATGAAACTTCTTTTGATCATAGGCTTGAAAGAAATGAAGAGTTAAAAGATTTATTTATTTTTTTTGAATATTGTTTAGAGCAAATTAAAGACGATTTATATATGGAGTGTGACAAGTTAAAAATTACTCAAGCATGGGCTAACAAATCTACAGAAAATCAAAACCATCATTGGCATAATCATCCAAATTCTTTTTTAAGTGCAGTGTTTTATTTAACTGACTCACCCATGCCCACTACTTTTGCTATAGGAGATATTTGGAGTCCTCAAAAAAACTTTAGTGGTAACTTAGATTTAAATGTAAGATCGCAAGTTGCTCCTATATATCATAAAGAAGACACCGTAGCAGGTAATTTAGTTTTATTTCCTTCAGTCGTAGATCACTGTGTTGATTCTTTACATGAAGGTATGGAAGATAGATACACAATTTCTTTTAATACTTTTCCAGAAGGTACTATTGGAAGTTATGGATCACTGGCAGGTTTGACTATTAAAGTGGATAATAGTTAATATGCTAAAAAATTATATAAAAAAATATCAACTACTAAGTAAACAACAGAGTAAAGATATTATAGTTGAACATAAAAATGCGCCTTGGCAAAAACATACTTGGAATAAAAACGTAGATAATTCTAATCAGTCTAAAGATAAAGACCCTGCAATTTTATATATGGATCAGAAGTGGGCTTTTGTTATATATAAAAATTTAGAAAAAAGTATATATGATTATTTTACAACTGTTTCTGATGGTAGTATGTACACAAAAACTTTTTCTACACCTCGTTTTAATAAGTATGGTGTAGAACAAAAAATGGATTATCATGTAGATCACATTCATAGTTTATTTGATGGTCAACACAGAGGTATTCCAATACTAAGCATAATTACTTTGTTAAATGAAGATTACAAAGGTGGTGAATTTTGCTTTAAACTGGATGGTAAAGAAGTAGAGTACGAATTAAAAACAGGGGAATGTTTAATATGGCCTTCCTTGTTTATGTACCCACATTATGTAAAGCCTGTTACAGAGGGTGAACGTCAAAGCTTTGTAATATGGGCTTTTTAAAAGCTACTAAGAAAGGATCAATTAATGGCTTTATATAGAGATCGTAGTACTGGAGAATTAAAATCTCAGGGGGCACTACGTAAAGAAAATAAAAATATGTCACTACCTAAAGTTTGGAACTCAAACACTTGTGAAGCTTTAAATGTCGATGAAGTATTAGTGAGTGATGGCCCAACGAAAGGTATTGGTAAATATCAAGTTGCTCACGTAGATGGTGCTGAAAAAAATTCTGATGGCAAATGGGTGCAAACATGGAAAATTAGTGACATGTTTTCTGACCAAGATGGTGGGCCAACTAAAGCTGAACAGGAAACTGCTTATCAAAATACTTTAGATAGAGAAGTTACTGAAAACAACAGATCAATTAGAAATGATTTGCTTAAAGAAACAGATTGGTGGGGATTGTCTGACACTACTACCATGACTTCTGATCAAACAAATTATCGTAAAGCATTACGTGATATAACTGCACACTCTAACTGGCCTAATCTAGAGGAATCAGACTGGCCTACTAAACCATAAGGTATAGAATATGGCTGACATTAAATTAACATCAGAAGAAATAGAGGCAATGCTAGACAACGCAGCTAGACGTGGTGCTAAAGAGGCACTACGTTCTATCGGGTTACTTGATGATGATGCACAAAAAGATATACTAGAGATGCGTAACTTGATAGAAGCATGGAGAGATACACGTAGAAGTATATGGAGTACTGTAGTAAAGTTAGCTACAGTTGGAACACTAACATTCATAGCAGGTGCTGTTTGGATGACATTTGGTAAGTAAGGCA